AAGTAGTACACTTTATGAGTACGAAAGTACTCATTTTTGTGTCTCAGGGACGCTAGGACCGATATTTTATTTTGAGGTCTAATTTGATACACAGGAAATACCAAAGTAAATTTCAGGGGAATACCAAAGTAAATTTCAGGGGAATACCAAAGTAAATTTCAGGGGAATACCAAAGTAAATTTCGGTTGACAATAAATGGTACTGGTGCTATAATTCATGCATGAACTCAAGAAAACGCCGCAGTGACCGAAATCATATCGTGTACTACATCCAAGATACAGTAACACTTGAGTATTACATTGGTTTGACTGCTCTTTCATTTAATGGCAATGTGCGTAAGACATTGAATCGTCGGTGCCAGAAACATATGCAACGGGCACTGACTGAGAACAAAGATTGGGGTCTGAGCCGTGCATTGCGTGAGCGTGGTGCCGAGCGTTTTGTATTCGGTAAGTTGGAAGTTGTGCGCGGCAAGCGTCCTGCACATAGCCGTGAAACACTATTGATTAATACATTGCAACCAGCATTAAATACATTCGGAGTCAAATGATGAACGAACTAATCGCAAAACTATATGACCAAGCCTTGGTTCTTGAAAGCAATGGTGATTATGTTGCTGGCGAATTAGACCCCGTAAAGTTCGCCATGTTGATTGTGAAGGAATGTGTGGAGCAGGTTTGGTATACTCGTGAAGATGGTATCAATGGCAATATTTCTGAAGTTATCAAGGACAGGATCAAACAACATTTTGGAGTTGAAGAATGAACAACCATAATAGAAACACACTTTGCCATATCATTTTTGACTAGTTGGTTATATGAATTCCGCACAAAGACGAAAAAGTAAAAGAGAATTTCCTCATACAATCAAGTTGGTTGCTCAAAATGGCAAACGATATTTTGAACATGATGAAAAAGTAAATAATGCTAGAAAATGGTGTGATCGTAATTTCCGTGATAGTTATAGAGTTATTGATAGATATGATAATGCTGAATTCAAGTTTACTAAAGAAAAGGATGCGGTTATATTCGCATTAAAATGGTTATGACAACAATGTATAAAATTAGATATAAAGATGATCCTGAAAAATACATTACAGGTACTCCATATTATCCGAGCTATGATAAATCTGGTAGAATCTTTCAGACATTAGGTAAACTACGAACATTTTTGACCAGTGTTATGAATGCGGATGGGCGCTATAATAAGTATGGTGATGGTGAAAATCGTAACCGTGTAGCAGATTGGGAAATCGTTGAAATTGAAATGGTCGTGAAAGAAGTCAAAGGTGTTCATGAAGTTATCACGGCAAAAAAACTTAAAGAATTGATAATGAAATGAAAAAAGAACAAATTATACATGATATGTGTATGACTTACCGTCATGACTATGGACTACGCAAAGATCCAAATGAACCACCTTGGACAGCAGGCATGACCGAAGAGGATGCCAAAATGCTTTACAAAACAATGGAATCAATATATACTAACGACATTGAACCGTTCATAGATGAATTAAACGATTTAAGAGAAGGTCGTAGGGTACAAGTTCCGCAGAGTAAAGAACATGCGGCATTAATGTATAAATTAGCACAGATGTATTTTGAGGATAATGAAAAATGATGTATCTTAAAGATGTAAACGAAACGCTGGATCACAAAATTGTAGGTGGTAGTGAATATCAATGGAAGTGTTTTCCTGACGCAAGATTTTTGGATTATGAAAGTGATTATGCCCATGCTAGTATAATCTACAGCACCAAAACACAAGAAATTTTCCAAGCAGAAATATGTATTAAGCGTGACGCATGGGATGAAGATAAAAAGCCCTATCGCTGGTTGAACCCAGAACACAAAGATAATTTCTATAAGGAAGCTAGTGACCGTAATGTTGATCCTGATCAGGCATGGGATGATGTCAAATGGGTTGACTTGGATTTTAAGAATGATTGGTTAGAAAAGGCAACTAGTATATTTGCTGGTGAGGATTTTGATACCCGTGTGCAAATGGAAGTTGACTTAGAAGATGATTTATTCCTACAATTGGCTAAAGAAGCACATAAGCGTGATATTACGCTAAATAATATGATAGAGATTGTTTTGCAAGAAGCAATAGACCAACATCGTGTCAACGGATCTCTAGATTGATGCGTTATATAAATGTAACAGGAGATAGTTATGAAAAAAGTTCTTTTAGCATTGTCATTAGTATTACTAGCTGGTTCAGCCTCAGCACATGGTTTCTATGGTTATCATGGTTGTTGCTATCGCGGCGGCTATGGTGGCGGTTGGGTAGCACCTGCAATCATCGGCGGTGTTATTGGTTATGAAATCGCACATCCTGCACCAGTAGTTGTTCAACCACCAGTGATTGTTCAACAATCCCCAGTCGTAGTTCAACAATCAACATATCAGGCACCCCCACCAGGTTATCACTGGCAAGATATGATTGATCCTCAAACTAACACACATAAGATCGTGTTAGTTCCTAATCAATAATCAACCAAAACATTTGCAATATATCGTTCATTGTGCTATACTAGGCGCATGAACGATATTTTTTATGGAATTTTTAACTGGATCAAAGATGATTACACTACTCATCCTTTTCGTTTTGTCATTGAGTTGCTTGCATGGGGTATTTCAATTGGGTGTTCGATTACCATGGCTGTCACTGTCCCCAACCCGCCCCTACTACTTATGTATCCTGTATGGATCTTCGGCTGCAGCCTCTATGCTTGGGCTGCTTATACTAGGAAAAGTTTTGGCATGTTGGCTAACTACATCTTGCTAACAACTATTGATAGTATTGGTTTAATTCGTATGTTGATTAATTAAGGAGTTGTAATGACTAAAAAATCTGAAACACAATGGGTATTAGTTGAATGTGTAAGCACATTCCGTGAACGATACATGGTTGAAGTTCCAACTGGCACCGATGACTATGGTAATGATAAAAGTTTATGGGCACTAGATACAGTGACAATGAACGAGGCAAATGAATTTAGCCAAAAACATATTGGCGAACAGATCATATCACACCGTGTTATCTCTAAGAAAAAGGCATTGGCATTATGTGACATTGACAATGACTATGCCCGTAAATGGTCAGACGAAAAGAAAATGGAAGTATTTTTCACACCACTGAAAGAAAAGAATGATTAATTGGACAGACCCTAACAACTTAGTTGGTATTGATGACCGTGTTGAGCCTATTCTTCATGAATGGCTTAAGGCTATGTTATCAGTAACCGAAGCTACTATCACCTTCACTAAGGTTGATGGCACTGAGCGTGTAATGAAATGCACATTAGAAGCAAGTAAGTTGCCTCCTGTAGTAATTAAAGAAGATGCAAAGCCTCGTAAAGAAACTGCCAGCACAAAGGCATTGCGTGTATTCGATATTGAAAAGGGTGAGTGGCGTAGTTTCACTATCAAAAACATAAAGCGTATTAACATTAGTTTGGTTGATTGACAATAAATAAATCTGATGCTATAATATGGGTTATGAAACGAGAAATACTGTCCTTCAAAATTGAACCGATGAAACATCGGGTTCACCGTGTGTTGTTTGATGACAACACACCGTTCAAACCTAAGGTTGTGAAATCTAAAAAAGGTGAGTACATTCGTAAACAAAAACACCGTAATAAAAATGAGTACTAAACTTGTACATGAAGACCACCGTGATCTGCTAGGTCGTGAGGTCAAAGAGGGTGATGCCGTCGCATACACCCATCACAATAGCCTTTATGTGGGTAAGGTCATCAAAATTACACCCAAGCAGGTTCGTGTCATTGATATGCTATCAAAATACCGTGATGATACGGGTTATCTAAAGTACACATGCCAATGTGTACTGATCGGAGGCCCGGATCTGACCATGCACCTTCTTAAAAATATTTGACAATAAATTCAATTTCTGATACAATACTTGTATTGAAACGATAAGGAATTGGAAGTATGAAATTCACTTTGATCACAGGTAACGGTAAAGTATTCACTTTTTTCGTTAAATCTCTAGCTGAAATGTTTCAACAAGCATACGGTGGCAAAATCATCACCGACAACATTCTTACACAAAAGGAAAATCAAAATGTCAATTAAACTTAAAGCACTACTTCAATTGGTTGGTCTCGTGGCCTTAGGCGTTGCAGGCGCAGAAATTGTGAACTTTATTACTAATAATGTTCCAAGGGATACAATAATATCAGCAATACAATTTGGTGTATTGGGATTATTGTTATATGTATGTTACGGTCTTCTACTCGCCCGTCTCGTATACAAAAAAACATTGGAAAATTTGAGCAACAAACTTGACAAATAATCAGTTTGGGTATATAATAGAATCTTAAACAGTTAACTAATGGAGCATGAAATGGCAACTATTCAAGATATCAATTCTACTATCATTGCTGGTAATTTCACAAACGAACAACTAGATTCTATCTCGATGGCAATCAAATTTGCCCGAAATCAACTTGCCGCTAAGGCAAAGTTTACATTGGTCAAAGGTTCTAATGTGAAATTCACATCTAGCCGTAACGGTCAGACTGTACTTGGCACTGTGGAAAAGGTTAATCGCAAGTTTATCATTGTCCGTGAAAACGGCAAGGCGTTCAGTACATGGCGTGTCCCAGCTAACATGTTGTCGGCTGCTTAATTTTTAATCAAAGGAAAAAATCATGGAAAAACTTTTTATTGTTCTGGGTGGTATCGCATTCCTCGTGCTTGTTAGTTTTCTATTGAGTGCTCCCGTCTGGTTATTATGGAACGATTGCTTGGTTGATGCGGTTACAATCGCTAAACCAGTCACTTGGTTGCAGGCTTGGGGATTGAGTTTCTTGTTTGGTCTACTGTTCAAATCCTCTACAACTTCAAAGGGCTAATATGTCAAATGTAAACGAATTGTATTACGAAATTGAATTGATGCTAGAACAGGGCACACACCCTTCTACAATCAGTGCGGTCCTTGATTGTCCTGTAAGTTTTGTTTATGATGTAGTAGAAAGTATTCAAATTCAGGATGAGGAATTGAGTCCTTTTTTAACTGTCAACTCCTAAAAATTTGACAATAAATCATTTTGGGTATATAATACATACTTAGACAGTTAATTAAAGGACTTGAAAATGTATAAAGCAAACGGTTATTTGTTTCGTAATGTAGAAGCACTAGGTGAATACTTAAAGATTCATTCTGGAAAAAGATATTGTTGTCACCTATGTCACTGAGTATATGCTCGGTGACCCGATGGAACAGTAAATTTGACAATAAATGGGTTTGGGTATATAATAGAATCTTAGACAGTCAACGAAAGGACAAACAAATGGCTTATTTCAATCAAGAACGCAAAGCACAAAAAGCTCCTGCTATCAAGGCTATTCTGAAAAAGTATGGTGTTAAGGGTTCTCTTGCTGTTCGCAATCATTCTACTTTTGTATTGAATGTCAAGAGTGGTTCTATTGACTTCATTGAAAACTTTATCGATACCGATGCTAATGTGATGCATGGTAAAAAAATGTCGCAGGACCAAATCGACTACATCCGCAAAAACAAAAGTTTGGATGTTAATCCCTACTGGTATCAGGAACACTTCAATGGTGTAGCATTGAAATTCCTCAAGGAAGTGTTTACCGAAATGAACAAAGGTAACCACAACAATTCAGACATTCAAACCGACTACTTTGATGTGGGCTGGTACGTTGATGTGAACATTGGTTCTTGGAACAAACCCTATACTGTTGAGGCTTAATATGAACGAAAAAATTCAAAAACTAATGGGTAAGGCTCTAGATAGCGAAATGCGGCGAACCTGGGATACCATGACTTACGGAGACCTATTACAGTTTAGTGAAAAATTCGCCGAGTTGATTGTTAGGGAATGTGCTGACGCTATTATCAAAGATAGCCGCTTGAGTGATGTTCGTAGTGCCGCTAATGGTTGTGTGCGAACGATTAAAGAACATTTTGGGGTTGAAGAATGAACGAAGGTGAACAAGCAGGACGCCGGGCTCAGGTGTTGCTCTACATGGTGTTGTTTGCGGTATGGTTCAATGTTGCTTGCATTGTGGCCTGGATTTACAAGGAGTGGTTTTTATGAACGAACGAATTAAACTGCTTGCTGAACAGGCTGGCTCTACACATAAACAAAATCTTGGTGTATATCAATTCTACACAGATGAATTAGAAAAGTTCGCCGAGTTGATTGTTCGGGAATGTGCCAATCATTGTGATTTACTATTAGATCATAAGATTAGTTCAGAATGGTCAAGAGGAACACACGATTGTTCCAGAGCGATTAAACAACATTTCGGAGTTGAAGAATGACCCAAGAAGAAGCCCGAAATCTAAAGTCATTCAAAAACTATTGTAATTGTGGCGGCTCTGCATGGAAAATGAATGGTAGAAATCCTGCCAGACCTCATATGTCATGGTGTCCTCAGATTGAAGAATACAATGAATGGTATGATTTGGTTGGCCATGAATTAATCAATCAAGATAGAAAAGAGATTCGATCAAAATTAGGCTATAGCCGTATTGGATTGGGTAATGTATGAACGAACGAATTCGAGAACTTAGTAAAAAGGCTGTGGATTACGCTAGTGCGTGTGAAGCCGAAGCATGGGACGGTGCGTATGAAAGAAAGTTCGCCGAGTTGATTGTTCGGGAATGTTGCAATGTGTTACAAACCGAAACAATTAGACATGATGGGTATGGATACAATCAAGGGTTCCTTCATAAAAAAATTAAAGAACATTTCGGAGTTGAACTATGAACGAACTAATTGAAAAACTGCTTGATGAAGCCGAACTTGATATTGTTTGGGATCAAGACAATCCAGATTATAAATGGGTCGAAGGCTCCGAAGAGTCCTTGTTAAAGTTCGCCGAGTTGATTGTTCGGGAAATGTTAGATATTTTTGATAAACGTGCCGAACCAGGTACAGGTTTTTATGAACCGCAAGAACCTGCTGAGATGATTCGACAACATTTTGGAGTTGAAGAATGAACGATTGGGATAAGAACAACCTCATGTTTATTATGAAGTTGAGCCGCAAGGAATTAGCTGAGTGGTTCATGGAATCTAGTGAAGATGATAGGCTCTATGCTGAGGAACTATTAGCAAGGGCACATCTACTACTTGGCATTGAGGAAGTGGAAAGGTGCGATGATCCTGAGAACCTCTCAGATGCCAAATCCGTACTCAAACAATTCACCTTAACAGGCAAGGTGAAGTAACTAATAATGGGCAACATGGGTGTTGACTATAAAACAAAACCGTGTTATCATTATAACTATGTCGTAAGACATATTTTTATCAACTAGCTATACAAAGGAAATTAAATGGCTAATACATCACAAACTTTTAAAGTCGCTGGCATTACTACACATAAAGGTAATTCTAAGGTTCGTTTTGCGAATGATATGATCCGTCGTATCAAACAATTCACAAAGGGCGGACATGAACGAATTGACTTTATTGAGTTGCCGAATGAGATGAACAAAATTGAAGCACTCAAATATTTGGCAGCACATGCTGATTTTCAATCTGCCGCAGATCAGGCAACTATTGCTGATAGTCTTACTGATAAAGAAAAAGAAGCAAATAAAGGTGTTGTTAAAGTAAAACCTTCTCTTGCTAATATCAAGGCACGAGCCAAGAAAAATGTTACAGCCGAGCAAATCTTGGCAGAAGTCAGTGAGGCTTAATCATGAAATTATCAGATAAACTCGCAAAGTGCAGTGACAGCCTAACTGTCAATTTGTATGACAATGGATTTATGGTTGAAGTGTCCGGTCGTGACCATGAAGATGACTGGAAAAGTGCTAAGATTATGTGCCCTACATTAGATGATGTAGTAAATGTAATCACTGAAGCCTCAGCTATGCCACGAGACTAATTGGAGTACAAATGATTCTGAGCACATTTCGCAAAGTATTCAATGAGCGCCGTGAATTCAATCCAGCTGATAAAAAAGATTTGGATGAGTTGCGTCACTTTAAAAGAACAGGCAAATGGAAACAAGGATGTCCCTTCTATTTAGAAGATCCTTATATTGAAGTTCCCGCAATGTGTGATCATAAGTATACCAATTACATGTTACTTAAAGAAAAATAAAAGGCCCCGAAAGGGGCTTTTTTATGGCTTCAAGTCAAACAGAATTATCTCCGAATCACTGGCATTGGTTATGTTGATAACTGATTCATCAGTAAAACTCAATCCATCACCTTCAATCAAATCTATGTTGTTAACTGATAGTGTACCAGTTACTACATACAAATAGTATTTTCGCAAAGTGTCCAGATTGTATGTATAATCGCTTGTAAAGATACCTGCTAGTAGTCGTGCATCTTGTTTGATTGGTAGTTTTTCTGTTATGTTGCAAAACTTGTTTAGTTTATCTTCTCTAGTAAACTGATGCCAGTCATGTCTAGGTTCTGTGTCAAACTCATTAGGCCTAATCCATAACTGTAGATAACGATTTGGTGTGTTGCTTGTGTTACCTTCAGTATGACTTATCCCACGACCACTAGTCATGCGCTGAACACTCCCTGCTGGTACTTCTACATCATTGCCTAAACTGTCTACATGATGGCTACTGCCTTCTACGACATAGCCAAAGATTTCCATGTTCTTATGCTCATGCCATGGCACTTGCCAACTATATTGGACTCGATCATCGTTGATTGTTTGTAAGTCGCTGAAATTCATATAGCGACTATCATAGTAACTAGGGAAACTAAAAGTTCTATAACTGTTTATAAAACTTGCTTTACGGTTCCCCCTGGTGTCAGCAGGGCGATGTATTATCATTTACTATAGACCGAATCGTGATTTGTTATTATTCCAACTATTGGTAATGCCTGTTTGCCCTATGTCACCGTTATATATTTTAACAATTGCTAAACTACCTCCCCAGTAATCAGCATTGTCCCATCTACGCATTAATCTAATACCAGCATTGCTACTTGTAGGTGTTCCTACGACACTAGTAGAGTTAGCTAATACATTGTTCACATATAATTTAATAGTTGATCCATCATATGTTCCAACTATCTGATACCAATTTCCAGCAGATAAAGTGTAACCACTGGGTACAAATTGTGTAACTTTCCATGACCCGTCAGTATAAAATCCTGATTGTAGATCATACGGAGAACCGACTGATGGTTCGTCATTACCTAAACTGTAATTAATAGAGACTCCTAAATATTTTTCTGTAACAAGACATGCACCAAGGCCACCTGAGTCTGTTCCTGCATTTATGCCAGTATAGTAATGCCATGCTTCAACTGTCCAAGTGTCCATATTAGGCAAACTAGAGGAACATTCAGCATATTGAGCAGAGTTAGCATCAAACACTAAACTACCACCACCATTACTACTGTATGTAACACCATTGTTTAATGTAAACGAGCGGCTAGAAATAGTATCAACCCATGGTCCAGTAGTGTAGTTAGCCGCATCAAGATTTAGCATTAATATTGTGGGATTGCCTATGGTAATACCACCGCCTACACTGATGTTACCTCCTATTTGTATTCCTACGCTCATGTATTTTCCTTATAATCCATAGATACCTCTTGTTGCATTAAAATTTGCTAGTATATCTGAATCTGTTAATGCATAGTTATAGATCCAAACTTGACCTATACCACCGTCGAGATATTCTCCTGCTAATGTTTGACCTATCTGTAATAATGAACTAGTTACATTGTGTGTACCGGTAGGATTATCAGAACCCTGAGACACGCCATTTACTAATATGGATCTAGTATTTGTATTACCTTCATACTTTGCAACTGCATAAAACCAACCGGTATCAGGAGCACTTGTACCAACTGCAAAATCATCACCCCACCAATAGTTAACTAGTATAGGATAACCTGCTGTTCTAAATGCATTTGATTCATCACCTGAACCAAATCCTCCAACACTCATTATACCACTAGAATCCCATGATGGGCTATAAATCCATGCAGCAAATGTATAGTCACTATTTCCTAATGGCAAATAATTAGATACTTCACGACTAAAGAATCCGTCTGAACCTGTATTGAAATATGAAGCAGCACCTGCACTTACCCACGACACGCCTCCTTGCATCTCAACATCATTTCCCTGCCCGCTCAAATCATACCATGTGGTACCTGATCCTGGATAAGAAGAAGTATCTCCTGCTTGCAAGTTAAGCACGGTGGTGTTTACAACCGCAGTACTACCTATATTAATACCACCACCGACACTGATGCCACTGCCTATTTGTATTCCTACTAAACTCACAGTTATTCTTTCTTTTATGCTGGATCACTTACTGATTTAATAACCCAGAAATCACTACTCATACTTGTATTCTGTATTACTTGGTATGGCATATAGAAGTAACCGTTGTCACCCCAACTTGTACCCCAACTATTTCTAGCAATAAATCTGCTAGTATTGTTATCATAACCAACTAAACAAACAGCATGTCCACCTAATAATTGTTCTGTTCTTGTATTAGGATAAGGCATCATACCTGAGCCAGTACGACCATGTGGAATGTTACCCCATGGGCCTTCAAAACTTGAATACACATCAAATCCAACTACTACAGGATATCCACTTGCAATTGCATTCTGTACCGCTGCGAAGTTTGCGGCTGCTTGATATGATGTTACCTTGCGTCTTAAACCATCTGCTATTGCTTGTGCCGTTGGTTTTGATCTAAACATGTTGACGCTATATGGCCATAGACTTTCTAATGGAGCACCATATGTAGATGTTGCTCTCATACCATCACGAATATATGCACCATTGTCATAGTTAACATCACCTTCAAGTACACGCTCATAGTAATAAATGAAAAGTCTACTTACTCTAGTTTGTTTATTATTGTATTTGCTATCTAATAAATCAATAGCACCTGCAATTGCATTACCAGTGCAACTACCTAAGTTACCTTGATCATCAATTGGGCTACACCATGGTCGCAAATCAACACTAGATGATAGTGATTCAATTAATGTAGGTGCATATGGGATATCTCTAGCATCTAGTGGTTGTCTAGCCCAGTGATATTTAGGTAAGCCAATTTCTGCATCACTAAAAGATTTTACAATTTTTTGTTGCAATGGTATTTTAGATATACCTGGATCTTGTGAGTCATCAATTTTTGTTCTTGGATCTTGTTTCATTTTTTCCCTACTCCTTTAAAGGGTACTCTTGCTGGTTTTTCTAATTGAGCAGGCTTTATGGGTCTTGCTAATTTTGGAGCATGTTTGAGTGCTAAATGTTTCGCCTCAACCATTTGTTTGAATTGCGCTTTTGCAGCCTGTATCTGCGGGGTATTTAAATTTATATTTATATTCAGAGTCATGATATCTTATCCTAATTATTAGCACCAGTAGTTTCCGCCTGACTCAATTGCAGGTGTAAGCAATGTAAATGTTGCAGGGAAATTATATGTACCTGGTAATGTAGCACCACCTGGATCATTGTTTAATGGACTAGCAATTTGATAATCAGTATTGCTTGGGTCTACGGTAGTAATGAAAAAAGTTCCATAAGTACCATTATACCCTATTCTCACTAAACCACTAGTTACTGTACTACCGACTGCCCAAGTTGCATTAAAGATATAAGCATTAAAAATGTTTGGATCATTTGGTAAAGCACCGTTGTTTAATAAATTTTGTGTGTACACCCCTGCTTGTCTTAAAAACGCAAAAAGATTTTGTGCTACTGTATCATTTGATGGGTATAATTGTGTATAAGAATTTCCAATTGAACCACCACCGATGCTAATAGAACTAACAGGTGATCCTTGACTAAAATCACCGGGATTAATTGTAAATGAAGTTTCACCGCTTGGATCTATGCCAACATTTGTATTTGGAAACTGACGGGTGTCACCAGGCCACACAATGCGAACTGCACCACCTGCACCTGCACCTGCTGAATAATAAAAACTATTAGATACTCCACCGCCATATCCACCTTGACCTACAATAATAGCTATTTGTTGTCCTGGTGTTACAGACACATTGTTTTTGTATGCTAATGCGCCACCGTTGCCTGCACCATAATAATCAGTGCCACTACCTCCACCGCCACCTGGCCAACCACCAGCCCCAGCTGCCCAGTTACTAGCGGTACCACCTGCAGTTCCTGAATTACCTCTGCGTGAACCACCTCGACCACCATCAGCAAAGATAGTGTTATTAACATTCCCGGGTTTATTATATTGATCCTCATCTACCCATCCACCAGCAGTTCCAGGATTACCTATACCGTATAGACCCGTCCCACCGCCACCTGAACCAGTGTTGTAAATAATTCCACCACCGCCTCCGCCACTACCGCCAATAGTAGCACCGTCACCTTGACCACTTTGGTTAGTTGGTAAAGGATAAGGGGCACCGTCGCCACCCGTGCTACCCGCATTACCAAGACCTGCAATAAATGTATAGCCACTTGGTATTGAGTAAGTGTTACTTGTATTAATACTCCATTCACCAATACCATTTTGATCACCTTGTGTAGTCATTAAATAAACTGCGCCTGTTAATGAAATTGCTACACCTTTTGTATCAGTTGCTGGATCTGTTGTTGGATCTCCTAACCACTCACCACCGTTTACTCTATACCAAGTTAATTGATTCATTGAGTTTGAATTATCAAGTGCGATGTCAATTATATCACCTGTCGTGAATGTAGGATATCCTATAGTAACTTGATTGCCATTTGTAACAAAACTGCCATCATTGTAGAATGCTACACTATATATGTCAGACCCTACATAACTTTGTATGTTAGCATTAGTAGTACCAAATCCAATACCTTGATTTCCTGAAGGTGCAGAAACAGTCATAGTTAAACTAAACATTACTTTCTCGCCAGTAATAGTATATGTACCTGTAGCAATACCAGGATAACTTGCGTTATTTGCCGTAGCAGCAACAGTTAAATTATCATTGCTTAATTGTAGGGTAATGTTTGCTACGCCTGTGTTAAGATTACCATTATTATCATAAACAAATGTTTGATTAGGATCAAATGCTACAACACTTGCATTTGTACCATAGCCACCAGCACCACCGCCACCTAATTGGTCATTTGAAAAGAAAGATTGAACACCACCACTACCGTAGCCATCAGCATTGATGCCCATAGCTCGTGGTCCTGGTCCTATTGTAGCATTTTTGTAACCATATTCTGCTTCAAATGCACCCTGTGCGCCTACAATTACATTACCCAAGAAATTATAAATGCCGCCTGATGTTGATGTAACACTAGGACTTACACCTATTATAACATTTGACACATTACTACTATCAATTGTTGTGACTATACCATAAACATTACCTTGAATTAATGCTCTATTAGGATTATCATTATTAAAATCACTACCTATAACTAACCAACCCGGTTCAACATTACCTAAGATAATAGCATTGTTGCCACTTGAACAGTCAAATGATATGAATGGGGCAGTAGCATACGCTGCATTTGTATTCATTGCTATGCCTTGTGCGCCCCACGGAGTATAAACATAAGTATCTCCACCTGGAGGACTAAACCCATCACGACCTCCAGCTCCACCACCACCAACTGTTACGATACTTACATTGCTCACACCATATGGCACATTGAATGTAGCCAAGCCTGGCACTGAAAATATTTGACTACTTGTTTGTGTAGGCATATCATTGTCTTGTCTTTGTACTGATATACCATATGGTGCACCGTACTCTGCTGTATATGCAGCAATTTCACCAGCACTTAATGCACGACTCCATGCGGACATGACAGCAAGATCACCGTTTAACCAATTATTACCTTCCCATGTTCCCCAATATAATGGTTCATTGTTACTTAATGGTGCGACACCAGTTCCTTGACTAGGTCCAGCAGGTTGTACACCGTTTGTGTAAATTGTCATAATCTGACTGATATTATCATATGTAACTGCTACAGCATACCATGTATTAGGTTGAAATTGTGTTACAATATCTCCACATTGTGGTGCCCCGATACCTGCTATAAGTAAAGGATAGTTGTCTGGGCCTAAAGTATCGGGAGGTAAAAATCCAAAAAGTGAACTATTACCACCGACAATACCACCAGTTGAGGCACCATTTCCTGAATTAATAAAACTATTAACTCTTACTACAGCAAAATATGTAAAACTACTACCTGCTGGAATATTATACCCACCGGACATAAATCCACCAGTAGTAAATGTGCTATCAATAAATTGTCCATTAGCACCGCCATCAAATGTAGCATAACTTAATGGGCCATGATTTACAAAAATATTGCCTGCAGTCACATTATTGGAACCTGACTCTGCTTGAAATATGCCAATGTTGCCATATGCGCCATTGGCATAATCTGAACTTGTGTCAAAAATCAAACTAGTACCGTTTGCTTGATTTAACGGACCACCAAAGTTGCCATAAGCTAAGTCAAACCCTTGACCGTTAAAACTTATGCTATTTCCCATTACATATGAAAATAGTGGCCCAGCCAGTGGTGCTCCTGTTGAGATAATAATATTACCACCTATGCTTATACCGCCACCTATTATTAATGCCATGTTGATATTTCCTGTTGTCTTATATTTAGTTTACCAACTTGTAGTACCTGTGATTTTTGACCACATGTTTGTTGCTACGCATATGAATAAATTACCACCTGCATCATATGCAGCCTGTCCTTGAATTCCTGCTGATGTATTACTTACGGGTGCAGTAGTCCAATTAATTGGAACATTTGAAATATTACTACCATCGCCTGAAAAATAATTTGCTACAATTACATTAGCACCAGTGATGTTACCTGATGAACCAGATGTTGTAAATGAATTAGCAGTGATTACATTAGCACCAGTTATGTTTCCACCAGATGTGAATTGCAATGCGTTATTAGAACTTGAAATTCTACCAAATTCATTGTTTGTCAAGAATCCACTAGTAGCAAATATGATGTCATTTACTGTACCATTGTTACCAGTTGCTAGTACTAAGTTACCACCAGCACCACCTGGAGCTTGTCCTTCATAAAATGAATTTACAAGTACATAACCGTCACCTTGGCCAGTGATAGTATAGTTAGCGTCACTAAATCCTGAACTGGTAAAGCCCATATCAATCCAGCCACCATTATCATTACCGCGATGACCATATGCTACCCAGTCAGCACTACCAATATCTGATACATTGGTTACTACTGCTTGAATGTATTCACTGTTATCTGCACTAATAACTAGCGTAGAAGCAGTGAATGGTAATGAATTTGAGCCTGAACCAACAAATAAGTTTTGTCCAGCAAAGTAACCACTACCTGGTGCTGCAAAGTTACCATCCGTTCCAAAACTCCATGTATTTCCATTAGTAATCAAATCAATACCATATCCATTACTAGCTGGTTGAATTACTGCCGCACTAGCACTAGTTACTTCAGGCAGACTTAAAATTCCTGAAGAATCAAATACCCATTGAAATTCTGTACCTGCTTTGTTTGAATGAAGTACCACATCTGTAGCACCCATCAAGTCAGTATTACCGGTTGTTATAGCAAGTCTATCACTTCCATTTTGTTTAACATAGTAGTTGCTGTTAGCATTAATAGTCATGTTAAGACCGCCATCAACTTTTAAACTACCGTTATTGTCTGTGCCGTTGGTACTGAATATGATACTACCATTGTCACTAGCTGGTGCAATTAGTAAACCTGTCTTAACATTACCTGTAGTGCTAATTGTATTGCTACCATAACTTGCTAAGAATGTAGCAACATTACTGTTACCATATCCACCGGCTACAGTTGACCAAAGCAATTGAGTTCCGTCAGTGGTTAAATATTTGCCACCGTTGCTGCCAACAGATGGGAAGTCAGGTCCACCATATGCTCCATGTTGAACACTTCCACCAGGGAATGTAATATCACCACCTACTCCAAAACTCCATACTGAATCAGAATCACTAATACTAACAACGAAATTACCACCGACTCCGTCAATGTATGCTAATGATGGGCCATCTTGAATTGTATTTGAGCTGCCTCCACCACCGATAGGTACTTGTGTACCATTAGCATAATTAACTTGCCAAGTATTGCCTGGTAGTGTTAAATTACCTGTATTAGTAAAAATCCAACTACTTGCACCTGCTGATACATGTATGTTACCATAATTGTTACTTGAAATAGCATTACTTATTATTTGAGTACCTCTTAGGTTACCTGAAACAATAGCACCAGTGCCAGTAACTACTACAACATTTGCATTTCCATTTGATGATATTGTAACATTAGAACTAGGATTAACAAATACATTACTAGTACCATTACTAATTGAACCTACATTAATAATTGCATGTCCATCGCCAATAAAATAATTAGCAGTAACAGAATTTCCTAAAGAACTGTTACCTGTACTGTTTATGTTTCCTGTAGCAATAATATTACCAGTACCAACATTTCCAGTAACACTAAGACTAGTCAATGTACCAACACTAGTAATGTTTGGTTGTGCTGAATTCGTAACAGAATATGCTAAGTTAGCTAATCCTGCAGGTACAAAATTTGCTGAACCTGCACCTGCTAATATTAAATTACCAGTAATTTGTAAGTTAGCTTTCTGTGATGTTGGCATTCCTTGTAGATTTACTACTGGAATCACTGTACTAGGACTTATCGCATTGCCTATATCTGCCAGTGCTGTTATTTTGATTGCCGTTGTTGTTGTCGTCATTTACCGTTTCCTTTGTTATTTTAATTATGAAAAAACTGCACCGTTATTGCCAACACAGAACCATTTGTTGTTAATATACTGTAAAGTACATGCTTGTCCCACTGCACTGAAAGTCATAATTCCAGATCCAGATGTTTTCCATCCTGCATTTGAAACTGTGATAGCCATGTTGCCATTCTCAGCGACCATCATAAATGTTTTTATCTGTCCATTGGTACCTATGTTCAATGTAGCAGTAGATGCTACTGATGTTGAAAAATAGCTAGCAGTGACGGCTAAATTAGCTGCGGCCCCGTTAATTAAATTCTCGCTACCATTTAACAATAATTGTCCAGTAACTGCTACATTAGCTGGTAATTCTACATCTATTACGCCAGTAGTAGTAACAGTACCATTAGTTACAGTTAGTGAACTGCTAGATACTGACACACTGGTTACTGTACCACTTGGTGCTGTAGTAGATACAGTGACATTTCCATTTGAGCCACTGAGAGTTATTCCTGTACCTGCAGTTAATCTAGTAACTCCAGTGTTTAATATAGTTATGTTACCCGATGTAGTTACTGGGCTTCCTGAAACTTGTATCCCGTCTCCGGCAATAGCACCAACACTAGTTACTGTCCCTACACTAGTTCCGGCAGCTATAGTAGTAACTCTACCATATTGGTCTACTGTTACTGTAGGATAAGTGTATGTACCTGGACTTACGCCAGAGTTTGCTAAATCAATTGATATTGTACCAGAACTAACTATTGGGGTATTAGTAACAACTAATCTACTAGATGATACTGCGGCTAACCCCACACTAGTTACTGTTCCACTGCCACCATTTCCACCAGTAGAAGATATTGTCACACTTCCATTTGCCTGATTGACTGTTATACCAGTTCCAGCAGTAATACTAGTAACACCTGTGTTTAATATACTTAAACTACCCTGAGCAGAATTAGCGGTTAATGCTATTCCTGTATTTGCTATAAAAGTGTTGTATGGACTTGCACATGAAGCAAGTGTAGTGAAATTAGTTTGTGTTTTGGTAAATGCCGTGTATAATGAATCGCTACCCACAGATTCGTTGGGTAAACCAATATTGATAGTTTGAAGTCCGGAGATTGCCATATTTAACCCTTATTATGTATTTATCAATAAGGATCAAATCATCTCCGTTCTATTTATACGCTAAAACTACTCCCGCAGCCACAACTACCTGAAGCATTTGGATTATTAATTACAAAACTGCTTTCCATAAGTGATTCTTTGTAATCAATTGTAGAACCCTGTAGATACTGCATACTCATTGCATCTATTAATACCGTTATTCCTGGATGTTCTATAACAAAATCGTCTTCATTTGTGACTTCATCTAAAGTAAATCCATACTGAAAACCACTACAACCACCGCCTTGAACAAAGGTTCTTAGTTTTATAGCAGGATTATTTTCTTCCGCTAATATATCAACTATCTTAGTTTGTGCTGATTCTGTGATTGTAACATTCATGTTATAGACTTTTACCCCATCTGGTATTGACTACATTCCAGTTGATGATCTTCCATTGTTCGGATAAATATTTCTTTTTATTTGAACCATAGTCCAATAAAAACGCATGTTCCCACCAGTCAATTAACAATAGAATGTCATTACGGACTTGGTGATTTGGTATAATTTTGATCTTCCCGTCAGTTGCTAGATATATCCAACCACTGCCCTCGATAGTCATGGCCATAGTTTCAAACTCTGATTTCATGTTATCATAATCACCAAAATATTTGTTGATGAACCCTAGCATTGGTCCATTGGGTTTATTATTGTTCCTCACTTCACGAAACTGTGGAAATAGTGTATTGTGCAAAAAAGCACCTGCATAATTAAAATCTTTATCGCCCTCATTATTGTTATAGCGTTCAGCATAACCGTGGGCTAATTTCCCATAATGCAAATCTAATGTTTCTTTAGATAAAACGGGACTAACTTCATTTGGGGTGAAGTTTAGGGGAATAATTTCTATATCTTGAGGTTTACTCTTTCCCTCAATCAATGTAATAATATCACGCATAATTTGTATTTATGCATGTATTTTATCTGCGCCGAGTAATGCGTCCTTTTGTTAAATCATAAGGTGAAAATTCTATTTCAACAGTGTCACCTAATAATATCTTGATATCATGCTTACGCATTTTACCTGAAATATATCCAGTCACTGTTGGACCAGTGTTTAATGTTACTCTAAATACGGCATTGGGTAATACATCAATTACCTTACCGTCTAACTTAATACCTTCTTCTTTTGCCATTTTGGTTTGTTTTCTCCTTAATTATAACCTGTTAATTTTTGGGCCTGAAGTTTGTCCCACATAAATTCTTTCATCAACTTCTCATTAGTTGTGACATATTCACTAGTAAAATGACGCATCAATGAACCATCCTTTATAATCTTTACCCCACCCTTTGGTCCCTGTTTCCAAACTTTACTACTGACCGTCATTATTCTATGACAGTTAAATGGGATGCCTATTCTTTTTCTTGATACTGTAAATGAATATGTACCTGGACTAATGTCATCAAAATGATTATAATCTTTACGGACTACGCAGTAATATGTATAATCAACCACGGCGCATCCTAGATATATCTTTTGCTTGCTCGTCACTAAAGATAGGCACCGCATTACTCTTGTGCATAGTACCGATACCGAGAATCTTGTTTCCTGTGTAGACTTTGTGAACTGACGCAGTAGAACCACCCTCAGTGACACGGCTGGGAATATGATTAGTGTTAGAACGGCCAACTGGTGCAGTCAATTTGTAGTCAAGTGACGGAGCACTCATGGCTCTTTTGCGCTTTTTCTCCTCAGCCTCAACACCCCACTTAGCTTGCAATTCTTTCCATTCAGCATCAAGTTGCCGTGCTTTTTGTGCCTCAGCACTATTGCGAAACTTAGTTTTGCCTTTGCGCTTACCGCCCATAGTCAATGCTGGGTGTGCGAGGTGCATGGTCATAGATAACAGTCCATAGTTGTCAATATAGTGTCTATTATATACGAATCCATAATTATTGTCAAATTGTATACTATTGTATTATCTTTTGAGAATAGACCACATGGCTTCTTTTTCTTTGATTTCAGCCTCAAGTTCCATGTATTGGTTGCGCAATTCACGCAAGTTTTCCCATTTAGCTTCTAATTCATCATTGGGTCTGAGAATGGCTAATCGTTCTTCTATGCGTTCTAATGAATCATTGAGACTTTTACCCTTGATTTTAATATCGCCTTCAAATTCAGCATTACCTTTTACCTGAAGTGAATTGCCATTTAAGTCAGAGCTTGATGAGATAGTTGCCCAAGCTGATGCTCCTATGCCACTTGAAGTAAGTGTGTGCCCGCTAATACTACCGGTACTACTGTTTATGTTACCAATTGTGAATATTTTACCTGACATTAACCAATCTTTCTTAGAATATAATGGCCCTTATCATCTAATCCAAAATCAATAATGTCACCTTCTTTCCATCCTATTTGGTCAAGCAATATTTGTGGAATGGGTAATATGATATCATCACCGTCTTCTTGTGCAATCACTTCATAACGGACATGACCTTGTCCTAAATTATTTGTAGCCATGATCTAGTATATTAGTTTTTAATATGAATATCAACTATTGTGGGTATATGGTCCATATATCTTTTGTAGTTCATGTATGGTATGTGAGGTATTTTCATCTTCATGCTTGACAGCGATGCCACCTGCATTGCTCCATGCATTTAAATACTTACCAAAATCATCTACTAATACATTTGGTTCGCCATTCTGAGTGGCGTATTTATACTTGGCAGCAGTAAAAATGGCTCCATCACTAGTGCCTGGATTATATTCATCTAACCAATCTTTTTTAGCTTGCTTACTAGCATTTGCATATGGACCACGCAATGGTGCAGATAATACAGTAAATGGAATTTTGTTATCCTTTAACCACATAACAATACGCATTCCACCTGTCAATGGTTCCAAGTCTTTAAAAAATTGATAAACTTGTTCAGCACTAGAATTTGCCAATTCATTTATATCATCTTCTCGTCTAGGAATTTCTTTATATGTTGGAACATTATGTCGTTTAGCCCAAGCCCCAAAGAAGTCAGCCTGTACTCCATCCATATCTAGATAGAGATGTGGCATCTTTTTCAAATTAGCATCTTCAAATAGGTCTTTAATTCTCATTAGTATATTTATCTTTAAATGGGTAATAGTCTATTTTATCACTAAATACACTGTATGTAAACTATTAAGGAGAAAATACATGGCTGAAGAGAAAAAACCTCTGTCTCGTAGTGAAAGAGAAGCAAAAATAAAAGACAAAGCAGGATGGGTAATTACTGTTGTAGCTGCCTTGTTAGCAGTTAATACCTATATTAGTAATGGGTTCAGCAGTAAAGTATTGAACAATACTATTGCTGCCAACAATATGTATAGCTTTTATCAAGCAAAATCAATCAAACAAACATTGGCTGAACAAAGTTTGGATGATGCAATTGTAAGAAAAGAAACGGCTAAAATTGAAAAACTTACTGCAAAAATTGCAAAATATGAATCTGACCCAGCTTCAGGTGAAGGTAAAAAAGAATTACTTGCTAAAGCCAGAGCACTTGAATCTGAAAGAGATGATGTTAGAAAACATTCTCCATGGTTGACATTTGCCAACTCAGCATTCCAATTAAGCATTGTATTATTATCTGCTGCCATTTTGGCAGTTAGTATGGGTATGTTTTGGGCTAGTCTTGGAGTTGGTTTAGTTGGTGCATTGTTAATGAGTCAAGGTATTTGGTTGTGGTTTTAATCTAACCCTATGAAATATATAATTACTCTATTATTGGGTTTATTCTTTGTCAATGTGTATGCAAAGGATAAACCCGAAAAAAGTGTTACGCTTAAAATGATGTGCTATAATAGCACCATTATATTCAATGAATTACAAAGCACTTACAAAGAAATTCCTATTATGATGGGTAAAACCAACGACATAGCAGAATCTACTATGTCAGTTTGGATTAGTCCAGAGAAAACATGGACTATCATTGCAACCAAAGATAAAATTAGTTGCATAGTAGGTGCTGGTACTGATTTTGAATCTTCTAAATTCTTTAATCAAAAGAAAGATACACTTTAAGTGAAAAAGTACATTGCCTCATTGTTAATGTGCATACCTATATATTCAATAGCACAGCCTTCGTTGACAGCACGGGCATGGTTAGTTGCTGATGATGAAGGAAATATATTACAAGGGGCGCATACTACTGAGGTTAGATCAATTGCTAGCATAACCAAACTAATGACTAGCATGGTGGTACTAGATAGCGGACAACCACTAGATGAAGTTATCCCTAAAAAATTACACAATAGAACATTCACTAGACAAGAATTAATTACTTTAGCAATCGTAAAATCTGACAACGATGCAGCCAGAATGCTTTGCGAGTATTATATAACTGGATTAAGGAGTTGTATTGAACAAATGAATGTCAAGGCCTCAACATTGCAAATGTACCATTCTAGTTTCACTGACCCAACAGGATTATATAACACCAATGTTAGTACGGCAGAAGATTTGGTTCATTTAGTTATGGCTGCAAAGAATTATTCAACCATAGTGAATGCAAGCAATACATCATCCATTCAATGGAAAACAAATAAAAAGAACTCTACTACTGTTCATAATACAAATAACTTAGTAGGTAAAGGTATTGATTTTTTAGTTAGCAAAACAGGATGGATACATGACAGCGGTGGCTGTATTGTGATGATGTTACGGGCAGAAAAGGGTATTAGAACTGTTATACTATTAGGTAGTAAGAACACGCATACTAGAATCCCAGAAGCATATATGATTAGTAAATTGTATTAATTAGTAGATTTACTTTTTCTAATAGGTACATAATCTACACCTGCAATAGGTGTGAAATCTTTACACACTGTATCAATCATATCTTCCCCATACTTGAGTGTAAGAAGGCTAACATATTGCTCACTATCTTTGATGGTAGTACTGATGCCAATCATAAAATGTTTATACCAAGATATTTTTGTATCGGCATATTTTTTGACAAGTGCATCATTTTTGATATCATCAAAATTATTATTTTCGCGGTAAAAGGTATAGAATTTCATTTTTTCCAAAGTATAAAGTTTATATAATCTGTTTCAACTTCAAAGTAAAAGTCATATAAGCCAGCATCACGCCCTGCAGGAAATTTACAATCATACCCCCAATCATTGGCGCAATTTCGTTGACACCAATCAATTGTTGGTTTCAATTGACCATAGCCAATTGATATTTCAGCCTTGAACTGGGTATCTGGTGACACTAACTCCGCCTTTTGTTAAAAATTCTACCCCCGCCTCATCTCTGTATGTGTCACGGTAGAAAATACTTTTAATGCCTGATTGAAAGATTGCTTTAGCACAATGAATGCATGGGGCGTCAGTTGTGAATAAAGTTGATCCTGTGCTACTCTCAGTACCTTGGGCCACCTTCATTAGGCAGTTCATTTCAGCGTGAAGTACCTCATCTTTGGTAACTAAACGATATCTACGATTAGCACCTACTTCTACATCATATTCTTCGTATGGAAACTTTTCTAGCATATCTGCTTGTGGCATGAATCCTGCTTTTGCCGCATTCATATAGTCTTTATACTCGCAAGTGTTATCCCATCCTGTTGGCATACCGTTATAACCATAACTTAGAATACGATTGTCCTTAACAATGACTGCACCTACTTGTCTGCGAATCGCAGTGGATAATTTGCTTGTTCTGTCTGCTACATCCATGTAATAATCTATAAATTTCTTTTTTATCATATTAATATTATAACACATTATGTTATACAAATCTATTCAAATGGAATAAATAAATGTGTAGTTCGCGGAATTGGAGTTCCCAACTACTCTAACGCTTACAAGGAGCAATCAGCATGTGTATTTATTGTAATACAACCAACTATCGTAAAATATACGAAAATCATCACGGACCGATTCCAAAAGAATCAAATGGTAGAAGTTATGAAATTCATCATCATGATGGAAATCACAACAATAATAATCCATGTAACTTAATAGCAATCACTATCCAAGAACATTATGATATTCATTTTTTGCAAAAAGATTATTATGCATGTTATCTAATTGCTATTCAACGTATGAATAAAACTCCGCAGGAAATATCAGATATTGCAAAACTCAATGTATTAAAACAAATTATTAATGGAAAAAATGCATTTGTGGGGAGCAATCTTCAAAATAAAAGAGTATTAGAAGGTACACATCCTTTTTTAGGAAATGGTACTATGCAACGCACTATTCAACTTAAACGAATAGCATCAGGAGAACATCATTTGTTGGGGAAGAATAATTGGAAGTTTGACCATACTATTTACATATTTACTAACATAAAAACGAAAGAAACGGTTTCAATGACTAGAAACGAATTTTGTAAAAAATATAATATAAATCATGGCAATTTAGGTGAAGTAATTAAAGGTAATAGAAAAACAGTTAGTTCTTGGAAAGTAACAATCTAACTTTTGTTTCATCTTACATAGAATTTTTTAATATGTGCTTTAGCTGCTTTGTCGGGTAATATACTTAGTACATAATTAGGCTCGTTGTATTTTTCACAAAACGCTACTCCTAATTTAGTATTTCCCTTTATTTGTTCAAACAAGAATCCTTTACAAAAATCTTCAAACTCTTGATTGGTAATTGTAAAATTTTTCTTACCTTTGCCTAAGGTTTGAACCTTTAACTGCTCTGCCATTTTATCAAACATATCAATCCCACAGACTACGATAATATTTACCAAACAACTCAAGACCTTCTTGAATTCTTTCTTCATGCAGTCTAAAACCCACATCATCAAACCAATGATCATTAGGATTTTTATCTACCATTTGATATGTTTTCTCTATTTTGCCTGTGATAGGATTTGGATATGTTTTGTCGGATTTTACCCAATCATATTCTGCTGTCCCATGAAAATATTTGTCATTGTAATTACCCTTTACCAGCTGTTCAAAGGACCAAATCATTTTGTCTAATATTTCATCCCATCGTTCTAATCCCTTTTTCCAGGCTTCATCATATGTTTCGCTATAAAAATCAAAACTTTCTTGCTGGACAAAATCTTCTCCGCCTACCTCAGCGAACTCACTAGGGACACCATGCTTCTCTGCTTTAAGTTGTACTAGTGCTGGGTAAATAATATGCGCAAGGGTATTATCTAAATTCCAAGTATCATGCGCTTGAATTTGAACATCAACTTTTCTTCTGTTATTTTTATTGGCCCAGCCTGTAATATTAACTTTCATCTAATCCCTTTACTCTACCATCAACAAACATATATGTATTATTACCATATAGCACGGCAGCATATTTGATATTATTGTATTTTTTAGCTAATGTAGCAAGTTCTTCTACTGTTGATGCTTGGCATACAAATTCTTCTTCGTTATTATAGAGATACAGTGTATCTTTAACCCTTTCGATGAATAATTTGTAGACATTAGGTGTGTTATCCTTTTCGATCAAATTGTCATCTTCGTCAATGTATATACCTTGTTTTTTTGCGGCATCAAGAATAATATCACGAAGGTTCCATGATGTAACAATACACCCTAATTGGTAGCCTAACCAAAAAACAGCACCAATGACTAAAATTTCAAACATAATTTATTTATTGATAATGATATTAGACCATTCTTTTAACTTCTCAAACTTAGCTTTTGATGCAATTTCGAGACCTTCAGTAGATACTCCGATATTTTTATCTACTAGTAATTCTACCATAGCAAGTAGATCACCAAGTTCTTTTTCTAGTCGTTGAATGTTTGATACATCCTTACCTTGCATCATTTGATCAGGACCAAATCTAAAACACTTACTGACCTCTACAATAACCTCAGCACATTCTTCTTGTAGAATGGTTAGTATCTCTTTTGTATCTTCATTCATTCTTCAACTCCGAAATGTTTCTTAATCTGGTCAATACACTGAGAACCACCGTTAAGCCAAGTGTCAACTGATTTAGGGACAGGATCACTAATAACTTGTTCACAACATCCGATACATTCCCGAACAATCAACTCGGCGAACTTTTCTTTGCTGAATATCAACTCACCGTCGTATTCAACAAGACTTTGTGCGGCGAACCGTTCTAACATTGGTATCTTTTTCATTCTATATCCTGGTTAAAGTGGTGTGTGCGAATGGTTGTGTCAAGTTCGCCACGATTCAATCTGCTTAACGCATCAATCAGTGCTGGTATGGTTCTGCGGTCAAAGTGAATCTTTACTGGCTCACCTATCCACACACAATCGTGCATTTGAACAGACACCATTAGTCTATCATCACTTACTGTGAGATATGGTGATCCATCCGGTTTTTCAATAATGACTTTCATCGTTCAACTCCGAAATGTTCTTCGATATATGCCGCCGCTTTCAACTGGCCAGCATACAGTTCATCGTTCATACCACGATTATAGCATTGGTCCAAGCATTCCTGAACAATCAACTCGGCGAACTTTTGATTAAATAATACGCTGTATGGAACCTTCTCCACACCATATTGTTCGCAGGCATAATAATCAGCCTGTTCAGCAAGTTCTTTAATTCGCATCTTACCCAATGACTTATTGCGAGCCTTTGCGAACTCCTCATACTTTTCTTGTGTGCCTATACTATAACCACCATCACCTGCATGGATATCAGCACCTGCTCTAATATTATCATTCATTTTCAATTCTACTTTTATAAAACTCAAGTTGGTCAATCAAGTCTTGTACACCGACATCATTCATTGTAAGTGTAGTATAACCCATCGTAAAACTTACACGATTGTCATCGGTAAGACCAAGTGTGTAGTAAACTTTAGGTTCGTGCTTTGGAGCCTTTATTTCAGGTAACGGCAATGCATGTTTATCATCTATTCCATACTCTCTGTGATCCGGGAAAGGGAATACATTATCAGATTTCTTATTTTTAAACCAATCAAACATTTTCAATCCTTCTTTTTGCTAGCAGCCTTAGCCACATATTTTTGATGATAATTTTTCCAATCAGTCAAGTAATCAGTCCACTTGACCCAACGATGCATACCCTTCTTTGCTTGCACTAAAAATCCCCACTCACGCTGTTGCTTACCCATGAAGAATAATGTAGTAGCAGGACCCACCTCTTCATCAAGTTCAAGCCAGTGAAATTCACTTGCACCACGCTTAATAATACTACCAGGACCACGCCACACACTAAACTCGGCAAACATTTTGCCTTCATCATTAAAGACAGGAGTATGTTCCCAGTAACCACCTTTAAGAACAACTGTCAAATAGGGCCAGGGATGATCATGCATGATAGGGTCATCACTACGAACAATTTTGTGTAGTGTGACATTGAAGGGGAAATACTTACGATCCTTTAGGAACAAGTAATAGCGATGCAAATAATCTTCGCCAGTTTGTCGATCTGGAATCAATCGATAACGACCTAGCTTGTTCATTATGTTGTGAAACAATCCCATACAATGCTCCTAAATAATTTGCGACACACTATTATAACATACTTTTGAATTAAATGCAAGTAGGAAAAGGACATTACTGTCCTTTTCATTCATAGTCTTTTTAAATTAGACTAGACCTAAAGCCAAGGCCTTGTAACCTGCGGCAATCAACTTGCGGCTTGGTTGACCGATTTCATATTCAGTTACCTGAACACCGTTGCCTGCCTTGCGGGTGTTTGCATAGACTGCGAAACCTGCTTGACGGATACGGCTTGCTTCAGCACCAATGTTCTTGATACCAAAGCGGTGTTGTGCTTCACTTGCACTGATCTTCTCACCAGCTTTCAAGGCTGAAAACAACTTGTGGGTTTTAGTACCCTTGTTGATTGTATATACCATTTTGCTTCCTTTAAATAATTCATCGTTTTCACGATGTACATAGATTATATGATATTGAATATCGTTCAACAATATATATTGGACATATTGTTTCGATTAGATATCCAAAAACTTTAACTCAAACAAAATAGACTAAATAAAGTGTGACTCGCGGAGCCTGAATTCCCCCAGTCACTCTAACGCTATAAAGGAGCACCAGCATGACTATTTATCTAATGGTTAAGACCCATAACACAACCGGGTTAAAGTACCTATGCAAGACAACCCAAGATCCGTATAGGTATAAGGGTTCCGGGATACGATGGACAAATCATATAAAGATGCATGGGTATGATGTTACTACGGAAATATTAAAAGAATGTCAAACAAATGATGAGGTTAAGCAATGGGGATTACATTATAGTGAATTATGGAAGGTAGTGGGGAGTAAAGATTGGGCTAACCTTAAACCTGAATCAGGTGACGGTGGGTCTACGAGTGATATGGTAAAGAAAGCAATTGAAACTAAAAAGAAAAATGGTACTCTTAGGCCTAAAAAAGAAAGCATTGATAAAATGATAAAGACCAGAGCTGAATTAGGATTAAATCACCAAACTGAAGAAAGTATTGCAAAATGTTTAGCAACCAAAAAGAAAAATGGAACACTGAATAACACTACTCCGAAAAGTATTGCGAAGGGGCTAGCAACCAGAAAACTCTTAGGAAAAATGAACGTTACCACTCCTGAAAGTATATCAAAGCAAATACAAACTAGACTTCAAAACGGAACTATTAATACTAATACGCAAGAAAGTATAGAGAAGGCCCTGAATACTAAGCGCCGCAATGGAACACTCGATCCAGGGAAATACAAAGCAAGTTGTATAGTGTGTAGAAAAGTTATGGGTACTCCACAACTTTTCAGATGGCACGGAGAAAATTGTCCAAATTATAAATAATACAATTTATTCTCTTGTCCAAATGACTCCGTCGAATTTTTCTGGCATGTTATCCAGATCAATATAAGTCAATTCAAACAAATCAGCCGCGGGGTCGTGTCCAGCATAGCCCCTAGGATTTGCGGCCACTAAAGTATCACCCATATAGTACAGATGAGGATCGTGGACGTGACCACATGTCCACAATTTGATCTGAGGATGATCCATGATGAATTCACTCAGGTCGCTACTGTAGCCACCGTTCATTAGTTCATGTACTTTGTGCTTATATCGGTCATGCGTACTCAATTTAGTAGGTGCGTGATG